ATTTCAAACGTGCCCGCACCGTATTCCTTCGCGCCCGGCGCACAGGCGATACGACCCAAATAATAATGGTCCGGGTCGTCGGGCAGCGTAATCGGCAGGCGTTTGCCATGCACCGCAGACGCAATCTGCGAGCACACCGAAAGCCACTCCGATGCCGAAGCGCCGCGCCGTTTGAACGTCAGTTTGAGCGTGCGCAGCCCATACACCGGGCGACCCGTGACGACCTCGGACAGGTCGATGCTGCCGTTTTCGAGCGGCAGCTCCTGATATTTCGTTTTGACCTCCGGCATTTCGAGCGAAAGATCCGTCAAGATCATACCGAAGTCCGTATACATATCGTTTTCGCCGATGAGCACGCCCATCAGACCACTCCCCTTTCACGCAGAACTGCCGTGCCGCCCTGCCGCTTGTCCACTTCCGGTGCAAGTGCACGACCGGCTTCGCGTGGGTCGAACACCGCGTTCACCTGCAACTGTATCCGGCTGATCGCGTCCGCCAGCATCGCTGCAAGCTTTTCGTCGCGCGGAGAGCCGCCGGTGAGCATCTGCAAAATTTCGCGCAGAATCGTCAAAATAGCGTGCAACTCCGTGACGGGCATACCGTCCGTTTGCTGCGCGTCATCCACAACCGAGCGGATCATGTCCATCAGCGTTGCAGCGCCGGAGACGACCTCGGGACCCGCTTCGCCCGCGCCAAGCAGAGAGCCGCCCGCCGCGCCGAAGATCGTCGGATTATTCAGCAGCATCGGCGTGTCCATAGCTTTTTTATACCAAGATATGCCAAAATGCGGCACACGCGGTGGCACAAGGCTAAAGCTGCCCGTAATGGAGATGTGCGGAAGCTTTAGCCTTGGCAAACTCCAAGAGAAATTGAAAAAGCCCTTGATCTTGTCAATCGCGTTGCGCACCGCGTCCCGCGCCGCATTGATCGGCGTTTCAATGCCCTTTTTAATGGCGTTAAAAATTGACGTGACCGTCTCTTTGGCTGCCTTTATCGGGTTTTCGATCGCCGTTTTTACCGCCGAAAACACCGCCGTCACCTTAGACTTGATCGCGTCCACCACCGTGCCGATCGTGGATTTTATGCCGTTGATGATGTTTGAAACAGAGGATTTGATTGCATTCCAAATCTGCGTTGCAAAGTTACCAATCGCTGTCCATCCGTTATTCCAAAGGTCAGCGAGCCCGCCAAGGAATATTTGTCCGGCATTGAGCAGATTTTCGCCGAATGCGTTCCAGTCGCCGTTGAGCGCTGCCGTGAACGCGGAGAACAGTGACGAAATGACGCTTGTCACCGTCTCGAATACTGTTTGCACCTGCGTCCAGATCGCATTGAGGAACGTGCCGTCCGTCTGCGCTTCGTCCACAAGCCATTTGATTGCGTCCGCAATGCCCTGTATCGCACCGGCAATGGTCTGCGCAATCGTTGCAAGATATGTTGCCGCATACTCCCATACGGCAGAAAACAAACTTGTGCCCGACTGATTGTTCGCAAAGAATGAGCCGAATAGAGAGGATAAGCCCTCCAATGCCATGCCGATTACATCGCCCACCGCGCTGAAAGCGTCCTGCATCGCTGTCCATGCAGCATGGATTGCCGTGCCGTCTGTTTGCGCCTGTTCAACAAGCCAGCCGAGTTGGTCGCCGACTGCCAGCAAAGCTGTACCGACAATACCGCCTACATAAACCACAGCGTCTCCGATTGCTGTACACACTCCGGCGATAATATCACCGGCAACTGATACTGCGTCTGCGATACCGTCCCAGATGCCGCCCCAGTCTATTTCCGCGTTGCTCAAAGCGCTGCCAATCGTGCCGATTGCATCTTTGACCGCACTCAAAACATTCTCTATCGCTTTGGCAGCATTATCAAAAACGTGCATGATGTTATCCGCAAGCCCCTGCGGCACATTCAGGCCGCTTACAAGGATCGTCTGTATACCGCTGAGCGCCGACTGCAACAATGCCGGTGCCAGCTCGACCAGACTGCCCGCAAACGCTTGCAGCAGTGATGCGGCAGCCGACGCCATACTGGGCAGAATCGTCATCACGAGCTGCGGGACGGCCTGTGCGACCACGGGAGCCAAGCCTTCGACCAGACTGCCGATACCGCCTAAGATCGTTTCTACGCGCGGCAGAATGTTCTTTGCGGCTATTCCCACACTGTCGACAAAGTTATCCATCAGCCCGCCGAAGTCCTGTGTATCGTCCGCAACGCCGACGAGCAGGTTTTTCCACGATGCTTTCATCATGCCGACAGAGCCCTGAATGGTTGTACTGGCTTCCTTTGCCGTCGTGCCTGTGATTCCCATTTCTGTTTGTACAATGTGGATCGCTTCGGTGATGTCCGCAAAGCTATCTATCGACAAATCTGCCATTTCACCGTTAGCCTGCTTCACCTTGTTTGCATCGGCGATAAGGCGCTCCATTTCTTCTTTTGTGCCGCCATAGCCTAGCTTGAGGTTATCGAGCATCGTATAGTTCTGCTTGGCGAAACCCTGATAGGCGTTTTGAATGTCCTGCATATTGCTGCCCATTTTATTGGCGTTATCGGACATATCCACAAGGGCTTGGTCGGCATATTCCGCCGCTTTTTTTGTGTCCTTACCCACGCTTTGCAAAAGCGATGCGGAAAAGCTCGTCACCGTCTCCATGTACTCGTTGGCGGAAAGACCGGCTGTCTGAAATGCTCGGTTTGCGTTTTGCAGCACTTTGTCCGACGCATTTCCGAACAGCGTCTCCACACCGCCGACAAGCTGCTCATAATCCGCATACGCATTCAGCGCCGACTTGCCAACCGCCGCCACAGCCGCCGCAGCCGCACCGAATCCCACGGCTGCGGCTTTCGCTGCGGCTGTAAACGCCTTGCCGATAGAGCTTGCCGCAGACTTTAATCCGCCCGCGAGCGCGTTGCCCATCTTCTGCCCCGACTCTTTGCCGCTCATCTCGACTGCCGGGGCTAAACTCTTTGAGAGCTGCGCTTGTATACCCTGCATTGAGGGTACGATCTGCACATACGCCTTTGCAATTTCAGTCGCCATTTGCTTCACCCCCTAACCGCTGCCATGCGGCTTTAAAGTCTTCCGGCGTGCGGTAGCCCGTCACTTCGTCGTGCGTTTGCGGCACTTCCGTAAACGCAGTCAAAAACGATTTGGGGCGGTTTTTGCCGGTCTGCGCCGCCTTCGTTTTTGCCCATGCTAAAAAATTAAGCGCGTCAGCTATGGACGCCAAAAGTAAGGTGTCCGTCGCTGCACGCGCTCCCGATAACTTTATTTTGATTCTCGAATCGTCCCGTAAGCCCGCCGCGAGCGTCGCCAGCATGGGCACCGGCAGCGCCCGCAGGTCAAACACCTTGTAGGTTTCCGCCATGTCGCAGATCAGGGCGTCATTGTCCGTCGCGATCATGCGGGCAAGGACGATCAGTTTTTTCCCGCGTCTCCGATCGCGTCCATGACCTCGCGGATACAGTCCGAAACGGCTGTGATATGCACTCGGCCGTCATCGCCGCGCAGGAAGTCATACAGGCGCTTTCTCTGCTCCTTGCCGAACAGCATCGCGCAGACATTGGAAAACGCCAGCGGGTTATCGTTCACGGTCTCCGCCAGCGCGTCCACAAATTCCATATCCTCCAGCACGCCGCCGTCGATCTCAAACTCGAAGCCGCCGCTTGTCTTACCTTTAATCATGATCTACCTCCTTATGCCGCTGCCGGCTTGCTCATATACTCGTAATGCGTGTTGCCTGCGCTGTCCGGCACGGCGGTCACGGTGACCTCGTAGCCTACGGCGCTTTCGTCCGCATACGTCACGTCGCCCACCTCGGTAATCGTGCCGTTCGGAATGACGACGCGCTTCAAAATGCCGCCGCGCATAATCATGTCGATAACCCACACGCCCGCGGCGAGCTCCTTGCCGTTTGCTTTAACCGTCAAGCCTTTTTCAAGGTCGCCGGTGACGTTTTCATCGAGATACACCGCTTTCAGCACGTCGCTGTTAAGGCTTTCGATGAGGGTAAAAGCAAACGTGTCGGTTTTCTCGTTCTGATAGGTCAGCACATTGTCTCCGCCCCACGCTTTGATGTTGCCGCTTTGCGGAGAGTTGGAGTTCACCACGCCTTCGTCGGATGCGTAGCCGAGATTTTTATATGCTTCGGTGAGCGCGGTTTTGGCGTCGGTCGGCAGCGCCGTGCCAAGCGGTGCGCGGTAGATCGCGCCGCCTACTTTCGGCTTGCCTGTGCTTACATTGGTTGCTGTGCTCATTATTCATGCTCCTTTCACTCGTCGAAATAAACGAGATCGTACACCGCCTGGTAGCGGTATCGTTTTGTCGTCGTGTCCGTAAAATTGTAATCGCTGTTAAGCCGCGATGCGCTGACGGCATCCAACTCCGCGGCGCTGTCCATGGCGGCTTTCACGCACTCATTGAGCCTTGCGGCTTCGTACATGGACGGCGCGTAGGACTGGATCGCCAGCATCGCGCGGTCAATGCGCTCCTCGCGGCTGCTGCCCGTTTTTTCGAGCAATACAAAGCTTTTTGACGAGTTTGCCGGGACTTCCAGCACCACCGGCATCGAAAGCTTTTCCGCGAGATAGTTTTTGATGATGATCTCAATCATGATTATCTCCCGAGGGCTTTAAGCAACGTATTTTCGCGACTATTTTGCTTTGCGGCTTCTGCCGTTTCCGCAAATACGCCCGCTATAACTCGGCTGCTTGCTTGGTACAAATCTGTGCTGTATCCGCTTCCACACCGTGCGCGTACCTGTTCGGCTTGCTGTTTCAGCATTTGTCCCATTTCTTCGGATTTTAAAAGCTGCCGGATACCGCTGCTGTTCAGTTCAATCTTCACCTTAGCCATACCGTTCCACCTTCACCTTTTTGTTCCAGTGCAGCGGGATCATCGCTTCGATGCCCTCCGTCACGTCGCCGTATGTGCGAAACCGCTTCCCGAAAAACTCGACCGTCACGTCGTGCCAGTCGTGCGCGTCGCCTTTCGGCAGTGCCAGCGTGTACGCGAGCCGCTTGCCGTAAAGCTGCAATTCGTTCACAAGGTCTTCCGCTGTCGGTTCGCCGATGAGCACGTTGTGCACCGTCTCCGACACTTCTTTAAACACCGGCGCGCCGAACGCGTCCTCGCCGGTCTGCTGCTTTTGGTATAGTATAACGTCAATCCCGCGTATCATCGCATAATCCCTCCAAAGGGCTGCGGGCGCCGATGCGGTCCCCGACGCCGAGCAGCTTCTTTTCGAGCTTTGAGAGATACAGCTCGCCCGCGCTGCCGCTGCCCATCGTCCAGCTCTGGGAGTAGCCCATAGCGCTCACCGAGCCTTGCGTGGAGCCGAGCGGATAAAGCGGCGCGTCGTTCCCGCCGCCGTCGCCCAGAATGCGCCGCACCATGCGGCAGGAAACGAGCTTTTTGCGGTCCGCGTCCGCCCCGGCGCTATACGCGTCGATGATGACCGCCGCTTCCTCCAAAAGGGATACGCAGCGACCTCTTTCATCGTCGCTTAAATTTCGGAACCCCGCCGCAACGTCCTCAGCTGTTGCGTACAGCATCTTAGCCCACCGCGGTTTCGGTGCGCTTAATGTACAGCGTCTGCGGCTTGGATACCGTCAGGCCATAGACTTTACGACCCTGCACCGCGCTGGCACCGATGAACTTGCCGGATCCGTTGAGGTCCTGCAAATGCACGGGCACCTGCCACTCCATCACGCGGTGGCACCAGTTCGGGTGACCGGCGATAAACTCCGTGGTTGTCTTTTTGCTCGCGACGCGCGTCGTGCTCTCGAAATCCATGTTGTTGGACTCAAACACATTAAAGCCCGCGATGCGACCGATCACGCCCTCCTGCACGAGCGTCTGGGAGAGGTCGCCCTGCTTGATATAATGCTCATCCAGCATGAGGACTTCGAGGTACTCCGGCGACGCAATGAGGAAACGGCCGTCGGCAGGTACGCCCTTGCGGCTCAGTACGCGCTTTGCTTCGAGCGCGAGCTTGTATGCGGTGGTCTCGGTTGCAGCCGTCTTTGTGGCGCTGACCGTTGCGCCGGAAGCACCCTCGAGCGCGTTGATAGACGCCTTGTCGATCGAGAGCGCCAGCGAATAGCCTGCGCTGTCCAGACGTTCCGCCACGATGCCGTCCGGCACGCTCGCAGCATCGAAGCCGTCGATGAGCTCGTTCACGGCCTCATCATGATCGATGGAAAGATCGATATACGCTGTCGAGCCTTCGGAAGCGTCCACGCCCTTCGATTTGTTGTAGGTCTTCACCGCCACCTCGGTGTCGCGCACCGGGATTTTTACTTTGCCCGCCTTCGGGTCGCCCTCGTAGCGGTTGTTGAAAATGAGATTATCACGGGTAACAAGCTGGCTGCGAAGCTTCGCGTCTACCAGAGTTGCCCAGCGTTCCTGGTTTGTGTGTGCCATAAGATTTCTTTCCTTTCGTAAACAAAATTAGATTTTCAAAGACGGGTTTAAAGCGCCGAACGCCGCTGCCACGCCGTCGCTTTCGGTGCCGCCGCGTGCACCGGGTTCACCGCCGTCTTTCACGGCGGGATAGCCGCTCGGCTTCGCGAATTTCAAGATTGCGTTCGCCTGCGCGGTGCAGGCTTCTTCCGTGTCGCCGCTCAAAAGCTCTGCCGGCACACCGGTAGCAGCGGAGACTTTCTGACGCACCGTGCGCAGCTGCTCCGCCTTTGTAAAAGCATCCACCTGCTTCTGCAAAGCGTCCGCCTTCTCATTCGCCTTTTGCAGCTCGGTCTTCCCGGCTTCTTCCGCCTCGTCGAACTTCGCCGCTTTCGCTTTCAGCGCTTCATAGTCTGCGTATTTGCCGCGCTCCCTCGTCAGCCGGTCCTGAATGATCGCGTTCATTTCCGCCTGCGTAAAGGTGCGCTGCTCGTTTTCCTGCGTTTCGGCCGCAGTGCCGTTCGTTTCCTGGTTCACAGTTTCTGCCATTTTGGTTCTCCTTTCCGGCTTTTCCGCAGCCGTCGCGTAATTTTAGGTATGAAAAAAGCAGCCCGGCGCATAAGCGCTAAGCTGCTTTATCAACTGTGTTTAATTTTTAGAACTCCTTGAATTCAACGGAAATATCCGTGTCACTTTTTTTCCAAAGAGAAAATACAAATTTTGCGTTAGGGTGTTTCTTCTCTAAAAAGTCTGCATCGGTACTTTTCACCCAATCACGCTCAAAAGCATTTACTTCTTGACTTGGAACTAACCAACCGCTAAAATCTTCGCCTTCCATCGTTGGTGTTTCAAAGTCTCGTCCTTCGCCCGCAAAGCCAAAGAAAACACAACCAAAATTACGGGCTGTATCTTGAATCAACTGCCAAAAGCGATTAAATTTTAGACTTTCTTGCGTTTTCAACCCGAGCATTCGTTGTACCTCCTTTCAAAATCGTTACGAACTCGCCGAAAGAATTCTCTATAACAACGTCATTGCCTTTCACATGGAAAAGCACCGGGTATTCTTGCCCTCGCCACTCACCGTAAAAGCGCTCGTCTGCATCATTTACAACGGTGTATATGATTTGCTTCATTTGCTCACGAGCTTCGGCGCTTGACGGATCCATGCCAAAATCGGACGCATGTTTTCCAACCTTTTTACCAAACTGCGCATCCGTCATTTTAAGTAAATGCGGTTGATAACGCTCTTTGGTTACAGGATTGAGGGGCAGTATATCAAAAATACCGCCATCATCGTTTTTCTTTATTTTATCACTTTTCTCCTCTATTGTCGAGAGCTTTTTCTCATTTCTCGCCGCATACGCCGCCCTTTTCTGGGCATTGATGCGCTCGCGGTTTTCGGCGTAGTGGATGCGCCTCAGCTCGTTTACGTCGCTTCCGGCGTCGCGGTAAGCCTTGAGGTATGCGTCGGGGTCATAGCCCTCTACATTTACCTCCGGGTCAAACCGAATAGCGTATGTACAGTCGCAATTCGCATGGATATGCTCTGCGTGCCCGTTTTTTATGGCTTTCTTACTCGCCCGCTGCCACCCACGGGAGGCCAGCGTCATGCAGAACGCGCAGGTGTCGCCACTCGGCACCCATGCAAATTCGGCGCCGTCGCGCAAAGCGTTTTTCAGCATCGTGTCGGCTCCGGCACGCTTTACAAGGCGGCTCACCCCGCTTTTGAGCTGCGGCGTGCTGGTTTTTGTCGCGTTGACCATGCGTGCCACTTCGCCGTACTCGGCGGTCTCTGCGGGCTCTGCCGCAGGCACGTGCGCGCCCTGAAGCTCTGCGAGCGCGTCATACATTTCGCTCGCAAGCGCTGCGCTGCCTTCGCCGTACTTCGTCACAAGCCCATACGCAACATCTATGAGCTTCTGGCTGTCAGAAACGCCGTACTGATCTACATACGCCTGCATACAGTTTGCAACCGTGGTGTTTAACCGACGCAGCTTGCCTATGTAACTAAGCCATGCTTTCGACGGTATCTGCTTCATCATTAAGCTCCATTAAAAGCTGCTGTCCGCGCACGCGCTGTTCCTGTGACTTGATGCGCCGGATGTCTGCCTGGTCAAAGCCGATCATCTCCAAAAACGTGTCGGTGCTCGCAAATTCCTGCCGTGCCGATGCGATCTTGATCGCCGCATCCGCTGTCACCGCCACGCTCGGCATCGCCGGGTTCTTAAAGTGCGCCATGATGCCGCTTTCTTCCTCCGTCAGCTCGTCAAGCATCTTGTTCTGCGCAATGGCCTGCGCCATGCACGCGATCGTCCGCAGCGCGTCGCCGTTGCCGGTGTTGAGCTGCTGGGCGAGCAAAACGAGCGTCTGGCTCTGCGCCAAAATCGCGTCACTGCTGGTGGGGTTGGCGTCATTCACAACGCCCACATCGGTCACGGTCAGGCCTGTGGCCGCCGCAAACTGGGTGGCGGTCATCCGCATTTTCTCGGTATGCGGGCTTAAATTGCCCTGGGCCAGCTGCCCGAATACCGGGTTTTCACCGGTCTCCGGGTTGCTGGTGGCCGCCAGCAAGCTGCCCACGTACTGCTTAAATTTATCCGATACAATCGCGTCATACTGGTCGTCCGTCACGCCCAAAATGTACTTCTGCGGGGTCGTGTCAAACTCAAGCGCGATCGTCGCGTTTGCCACTGTGCGGATATAATCGTCAATCAAAGTGCGAATGGGCTTTTTCAGCCGAGAGCGCCCGAACGGCTTGCCGCTCGTCGCACTCCAGATCATCGGCTCCATCAGCGGTCGACCCATGCGGTGCATCATGCGCTGCACGCGCCAGCCGTCGCGCTCACGATGCAGCACCAGTACTGCATCGGCTGTGTACATGTTGACAAGCTTCGGCACCCACTCGTTGCTGTATTCCTCGTCCGGTATCGTGTCGATAATGGCAAGCCCGCAGTCGATGCACCCCTTTTCGCCGTTCCAGAGTGCCGCCGCAGTCGCGGGCGAATGAAACCGTATCTTGCAGCCAATATCTGCATCGGCGGAAAGCGTTGCGAACACGCAGCCATATTTCAGCTCGTCGCGGCACGCCTTACCGTACTCCGCGATGAGCCTGTTATCCTGCACAAGCTTACTGAGCCCGTCCAAGCTGCCCGCCGTGCCGACAAATCCGTCGAACATGCTGCGGGCGGCAAGCACGTCCACCGCTTTCTGTCCCCAGTTGCAGCCGACCTTCAGCTTGTTCAAACCCTGCGGCAAAGCGATTCCGAGGTTCACGTCGCTAAGCTCGATATGTCCTTCGTAATATTTGTCTTTCGTGTCGTTCTTGTCCTGGTGATAGGCAAACACGTTTTGCAGCTCGATGAGCTTCTGCTGTTCGGCTACGCTCAAGCCAGGCACCGTGCCGATATTCAAAGTTATCATCGTCTCACCTCTATCCAATCCTCATTTTCCGCGTCGGGTCTCGCTTGCAGGTCTTCGCGCCCCAGAGTGCCAGGGCGCAGGCTTCCACGGGTAAGCTGTTCTCGCCGCCGAAGCCGTACCCTCCGCCGATCGGACGCTTGACCGCCGTCACGGCGCTTTCGTTCAGCGCCTCCTGCGGCTTGTACCATGTCAGCGTGTTTTCGTTCACGGCGTTTGTAAACAGTCCCACCGCCGCGAGCACGTCTTTCACGCCCGGGCGTATGACAGCGTTTTTCGCCCGCCAAACACCTTTGATGCGCTCGACCAGCACGTCCACCCCGTTGCGCCCGTCGATGACGACGCAGCTCGCGCGGTCGTACCGGGCGGAAAGCCAGTCCACCAGCCAAACAAGTCCGCACCCCGAGGGTTGCATCTCGATGAGCGACACGCGCGCCGGTCCCCCTTTTGGGATCACCGCGCCGCATAAACACACCGCCGAACCGTCCGCAGCAAATTTCACGCCGTATGCGGTTTTGCCTTCGGGCTTTTCATCAACGCTCGCGCAGGCTTCCCATGCTCTGCGGTCAATGGCATAATCTAAA